AATCTCCTTGTTTAAAAACAAGGGGCCGAAGCCCCTAGGACTGATTAGTCAAAGTTACCGTATGGGTAAGTTGTGCTGTTACCGATGTTGGCGTCAAGTTGTGTGTAACGCAATGCAAAGGTAAATGTACCTGCAGTGATTACTGGCAATGTAGTTCCTGTACCAGCCGTGTAGGGAATAGTCAAGGTAACTACGACTTGAGACATCAAGCTTGAATACTGGTTAGAACCTTGTACTGGAGAGATTGTGATGTCACCAGTAGTTGCGTTACATGCCAACAACTGTGCGCCTGTTTGGGCGATTGTGTTACGTGCGGCTGATGCGTTCATTGATGTAACGCTGGCATAAGTAGTGGTGTTAAAACCATTACCAACGCTTGCAGTCACAGTACCAATTGTTCCACCAGTAGCAGTGATTGCTACGTTGGTGTCAAACAAGAAGTCATTGATGTTTGAGCCGTAAGGCAAATAGAACACCACGCCACGGTACAAAGTACCAGTACCACCTGTACCAGCGTCAGCGGTGATGGTCGCTGCGACGGGAGGGTATGTAGAAGAAGATGGTGTGTAAACAGTTGCGTTTACGTTGGGAATGCCGTTGCCGTTAACAAATTGACCAGAAGCGCCGCCGTATCCAGCAGTAGCGTTAGTTGTGTTTGTTAAAACAATGCTTGTCTCTTGGCAAAGATCGGCATAACCGACGTTACGAAGAGGACCAAAACGAGAATCGCCCGAAAGAATTGGGCCTTCAAAGGTTGCGCGTGCCATGACAAAAGTCCTTATGCAAAAGTGCTCTTACCGATCGTTGCATCGTCTGCTGGGGCAGTGGTGGTAAAAGCGGATCACCCAGATGATTGGAATATACACCATATTTAAACGGTGTCAACAAAAAAGGGGGCTTGTGACCCCCTTTTTATTAGAACGAACCAGAAGAGCCAAAAACGCCTAATGGATCGGACCAGCCGAAGCTGTAACGCTCACGTGACTTGTAGCGCACGTTGCCGGTGTCGAAGTCGCCGTCCATGCTGTTTTGCAGCGGGGTACGAACGAAGTGCTTCAAACCGTTAGGCACGTCTGTAGTCAAGAACCAAGCATTAACGTCGGTCAAGAAGTGGTTGATAGTCCAGCCTTCTGGAATAGAACCGTTGTTCTCGATAGCGTTGATGTCGTTGTTGTTTGTTCCAACGCGCAACTTAGTTTCGAGCAAGCGGGTTGCAACGAACTGGAGTGCTGGAGGAATAATCAACTTCTTGGGCTTAGCAGCGATCAAGAGGCCACGCTCGTCTGTCCAAGCAGCGATCTGGATAACGGCGGCTTCAAGGGAAGTCTCGTTCAAGTCAGCTTGAGTAGATGGAGTGTTGCTGTTGGTGCCACCGTTGACCAAGGGGTGTGAAGCGCTGAACAATGCAACACCGTCGCCACCGAGGTAGCTAGAGGAGAAGCCGTTGTTCAAAACTGCAGCAGCCTTGACTTGCTTGGTGTAAGCCATAGCGCGAGCCAAACCTTTGGTGTAACGAGCAGACAAGCTGTCGTACAAGTTATCTTCGATCGCCTCTTCAGTGATCGAGAAACCCAAAGCGATGGTTTCGTGGTTATAGCGAGTAGTCCATGCCTCTTGTGCATTGTCATAGCTGATGGCTGAGCCTTCATTCTTGACAGGAGCGGCTGAGAAGCCAGACAGTTTAGTTTCCTCTTCGAAAGAACGCTCAGAAGTCTCTGTTTCGTAGATTTCTTTGTGCTCTTCGCCGTAACGGGCGTACTCGAGGCCGAACAATGCGTTCAAGCCGGGGAGGAGTTCTTTAAGTAGTTGTGCGCGTGAAATAGCCATGTTAACTTACTCCTTAGATACCGGTTGTATCGGTGTACTGGTGCAAGTTGAACTTGACCAAAAACTCGTAGTAGGTTGTGGTAGACACACCGGCAGGGCCAGTAGCTGTATCAGGCACAACGTCAACTACACGAATAGGCAAAGTAGCTGTAGTAGCGGCGGAAGTTCCGTCGATACCATAGTACGAGTCGCCAGTTGTGGTGTTACCAGTAGTGACCGAAATCGCTACGTTGGCACCAACGATTGCACGGGTAAACGCTGTAGGAACAGTAGTTTGACCGTTTGTAGCAACCACTTTGAAGATTGCGTTGGGATCATCCACAACATAGGCAAAAGCCATTGCTGAGGTGGTAGAAGCAGCTGCTGGGTAGTATTGTCCTTGGACCTGTTGGCCGTTGGAGTTTACATACTGGCAACCAACCAATACACCAACGCTATCGCCAGTAGCGGTAGCAGTTTTAGCAACTAAGTAACCATTGGTGTCAATAGCCACGGTGTCGCCGTTGAGAATAGCGGTCGCGTAAGCTGGCGCTACAGGGATTTGACGGATCGCTCCGGCGTATGGAAGCCCGTCAATACGATTGACAGGTTTAAATCCATACGTCTTGCTGACGGTGGGATAAGCCATTTAAGACTCCTTGAAAAAGTTTAAGTTCCAGAACCAAACGTAACTTTGGTTTGCCTTTCAGCAAACTTCTGCATACGAGGATCACTATCTCTCATGAAGTTGTTATCCACTGATTCCATATTAGCTTTGTTCTGGTCTTCGTAAAACTTAGCCCGTTGAACAAGGAACTCGGATGGAATACGGCAAAGTAACAACCCACCTACTTCGATACCGCCTTTAAAGCGGCCTTCATCAGTAGCGTGCATCATCATTTCAGGATAATCTTCTGCTTTGCAGGGCTCATAACCCTCGCGCATGCTAGAAGAAATATTCTTGGGGTCGGAAGAGCCCATCATGGCGATACGAATCCAACGGTGTTTCCACCCGGGACGATCGTCTGGACTAGGTAGCGATTCTGGACGCCGCCAGTGGGTAGGCCGCTGCATCGCAGTACGCGATTCAGTGACTTCACGTGAATCAAGTTCACGAGCTAAACGGTTTGTCTTTTCACTAGTTTTCACTTGTGCTTGTTCCATAATCAATTACCTCTCTTTAGTTGAGCAACCTGTTTCGCATATTCTTCGATTGGGACACCAAGGCGGCGAGCGATCGCAGCTTCGGATGCCTTTAGGCGGATACGCGTTGGCGCGCTGCTACGTGAAGCCGGAGCTACAACGGCAGCTGGTTTTGCACGGCGTGGGGGTTCATCATCCTCATCGACCGGTTCTGACGTTCTTTTCTTTGGAGGCGGTTCGTCATCCTCGTCGCTCTGAGCATCTGCAAAATGTTCAGGAAATCTTTTGCGCATCGTTTCATCGATGGTTTTGAAGTACTTCTCAGTACCTACGTAGTCCGGACCATACAACTTTTGTAGCTTCCTGTCAATACCCATCGCTGCCATAGTCATTTCATCGTCAACTCCCCACCAATCATTGTTGGTGTCTACCCATTTCTGGGTACGAGGGTTAAGCTGAGGTGCTTCTGATTTTGGAGGCGGTGTGTATTCCTTCTCTTCTACTTCAATTGGCTTCAACCCTTGGGCTTTATCCAACTTCAAAGTTGCTCTAGCAATCTCTGCTTGCGCATCGGTTTGGGCATCCACGTCACCAGCTTCAACGGCTTCCTTGTACTTTTTCTTGGCTGTAACCAATTCCAAGTCTGCGGAAGTTTGAGACTGCTCAATGAATGCTTTACTACCATGAGATAGCTGCTGTTGAAGACGTTTGTTTTCTTCAAACACTTGTTTAGCAAAGGCTTCTGCCGCTTCGCGTTCGCGTTGGGCTTCTTCTTTTGCTCGGCGTTCATCGTGGTAACCACGGGTGAACTTCTTGATACGTGCCTGTACCTTCTCGTCGTACGAGTTAAGCTCGTCATCTGTTGGGTCAGCAGGTGGGCCTTCTGGATCGGGTCTACGACGTCGATCTTCTGGCGGTGTATCGTCCTCGATTTCTACTTCAAACTTATCGTCTTCAGTAGCAGCTTGAATTTCTTCTTGCTCGTCAGGGAAGGTGAATTTTTCACCTTTATAGTCAGCCATATTTACTCCTTAAGCAGCGCGTTGGATACCGCGTGGGTCTTGCACAACAGCCTCGACGCACGTATCAGAAATGATACGGAACTCTCGGTTGTGGATTTTCAGGCGGGTGCCTGAGTTGGGACGACAAATAATGAAGTCACCTTCTTGGCAGCTGGGTCCACTTGGGAAGCGGGCAGTGTCTTTGTAGCAGTCTGGACCTAACTTCACAACAAATAGCACTGGGGTCAGTACTTCTTCATAGTGCATGGTCTGACTGGATTTAATGATCCCTGTATCGCTATCAGCAAACTCTTCCATCGCCTCTGGGACAACGGTCAAGATGTAATAGGTTTTGGGATCGGGCAACTGCTTTGCTTTCTCTTCGGCACTCTGGTTAAGAATGCCAGAAAGGTCTACAGCGTTTACATCAAACTCACTCATCGGAATACTCCATTTTTTGCACAAGGTCTTTGACAAGTTGTTCTGCATGAGTCAGACCCCGGATGACCCCGCAGACATGCCGATACTCGGCAAAATCTTTCGCACCACCTCCCGATAGGAAGATGATTTGATCGGCTCGGAGCTTGTCAAACTCCTTTGCCACGTGTTTTAAAGCTTGTTCGCTCATGTGCTCTCCTTAGGAGGTTTATTGCTGGGCTGTTGTTTTTGCTGCTGCGCCGCCCGTTGCGCTGCTTGCTGCACAGCCATCTGTGCTTTGTGCTTGGCTGCATCGATGCCCATACGGACACCTTCAGTATGCTGTTGTTTCTGTAGCTGATCCTTTTTAGCGGCTGACTGCGCGCCAACTTGCATAGCTGCAATCTGCATCTGTGCTTGGATACGAGCTTCCTCGATGCGTAGGCGGTCTGCCTTTTCTGCTGCATCTACGGCTTGTTTTTGTTGCTTCAACTGCAATTCCTGCATCTTCAACTGCAACTCTTGCTGCTGCATCTGAATAATCGGGTCTTGTGCTTGCTGCTGAGCCTGCTGTTGTGCGGCTTGCTGCTGAGCTTGTTGAGTGAGTTTTTGAGACGCTTGCGCGGCCATAACTGCAATCTTGTCTGCAGTCTCTGAGTCCATGTGCTTTTGATTTTCCACATCTGGGATTGGCATACCCATTTGCTCTTCAACTTGGCGACGGTACTCCATACCAACGTGCTCATTGATGTGTGCCATAGCTGCCGCCATGATCGATTGAGCCTGAGGGTTGTTCTGCATCAATTGCTGAATCTGTGGGTTCTGTATAGCAGCCATATGCGCTTGGATATGCGCTTGGTGGTTTTGCTCGATGAACGCCTTCACGCCTTTACCTGTCAAGATATTTTGGTTCTCTGTGACTGGATCGGTTGGTGTCTGGTCGTCTTCGGTAGGCACAAGCTTTGCGGCATTCTTAACACCCAAGACTTCAATCATCTGGCGGTGCAAGAGTGGCAAGTCATACAACTGAGGTGCTGTCTGCGCAAGTTGTAGGACGGCTTGGTATTGGGTAATCTTCTGCGCCATTGTTGCGGCGTTTGGATCGCTGACGGGGATCACGTCTGTCTTGTGGTAGTCAGACTGCTTGACTTTCTTACTGCCTTCTTCTGGCTTGTAGGCGTATTCTTCTGGTGTGTAGTCTGCAATGATGGCCTTCAAGAGCTTGAACTCTTGCTTCATCGAGTAGTGCAGTCGGCTCTGAACAGCCGTCATCACCTTCAATGTACGTTCCAAAATAGCCAGTGTTGTACCCACTGGGGCTTGGCTATTCATGTCACTGACCTTCACATCACCTGATGAGGCAAATGCGCGGCCTTCTTGGACTATGTTTTGGAATAGGGCAAATAGAACCTGTGATGGTTCTTTGTATGGAAGCGGTAAGATGTTGTCACGGATACTTCCGGAAGGGACATCTACGTCCCTAAATTCGCCCGGCTGAATCGGCGTGTCATCACCTTTAATCCGAAGTCCTCTTGATTTAAGTCCTCCGGGGAGATTAGATAGAGTGCCCGCGTCAACAAGTTGGCGGATAAGCATCGTTGCTGATTTAGCATATCCTCCGATGAGGTGGATGAGACCATATCCGTAGAAGCCAAATCCGGGGATGTATTGGTAGTGGACGAAGTGTTGTCGCTTGGTATGGAGTTTGTCATCTTCTAACCAATTCCTTCTGATAGAGAGAATATTGCGTGAGCCTTTCTCTACTGTAACCACATACGGCAACGCGATACCTGTTGGCTCGCCTTTTTTATTCTTATGCTCGAACCCTTTCAAGTCCAGCATGACGTGCATCTCGAGCACGCGGTAGCGGTCATCTTGTACTGCTGAGAAGCCTTGGTCTTTGGCTTTCTCTTTCTCCATCTCATCCAACTCGTGCGATGGATCACCAAGGTCAACGTCTAAGTAGAAGCCTGTCTGCTGCAACTTAGTCATCTCGTTCTCGGTCTTACGCATCACGTGCGTGACCCGCTCGGCATTCTCTAAATCTTTCGCTCCGTATGGAACGACGATGTCTTCTGGTGGGATGAACACCGCTACTTGACGGCCTTTACTTGGGTCGAAGTAAACCTTCTTGAACGCAGAACCTGCGATGGGCAAGTTCCACAATAACTTCTCGTGCTCTGGACGGTACTCAGTCATCACTTCTGTGAGCTGGTAGTTCATGTCGTCGCGTACGCGCGCGGCTGCTTCTTCTGCTAGGAGGTCGATGGCTCCTACGATTTGTGTCTTGACAGGCCCTTGCGCTGGGAATGTCTCCATCATTGCTTCGGACTGGAACCTAACAACACTCTCTGTGAGCATCGGGTGGAACACACCACATGCACCTTGCCAAGGTTCGGTACGTTCTTCGTACTTCAAACCAAGTAGCTTTAGTCCTTCAATGTAAGTTTGCAACCACTCACGGCGGTCACCAACGTCTTTATCAAAATCTTCAATCAGGTCGCCTGCAATACTCTGCAGCACGTTATCGTCAATGAACTCAGCTAAGTTGGCATCAAAGTCATCTTCGGTGTTTTCTTTTGGCTCAAGGTCTACCTCCATATCACCTGCTTGAATATGCACAGCTTCTGGGTCCTCGATCTCAATCTCAAAGTCTGGCTGCTCTGCTAGTGCGGAGAGTCCTTGAGGAGCTGCGTATAAACCTTTTTCCATTGCCATATCTTGTCCTTAAACTGTGTAATAGCGCTCGGAAGCGCGGCGGCCTTTAAACCATTCGATCTCTTCTGGCTCATCAATCGGTAGACGTAAGAACCCACCCTGCCTGAATCGCATCAAGGCTAAAGTCGTTGCATCAACCAAGTCATCATGTGCGCCTGACGGGAACTCGGCAATCTCATCCACGAGTTCTTCTGCCCAACGAGTCTCCGGCACCCACACTTTCCCAGACGCGATTATGTCACTGACAGAGTTCAATCGTGCAATCTTATCTTGTCCTTTACTCGGTGTGTACTCCTGCACCGGTATACCCATAGCACGCAAGTCATAGATCAGCGGCGCACCTGACGCCTTCTTTTCAATCAACACGCCATCGGGTTCATACTGCTGGTACTCATTTAGTACGTCGCGCTTGAGCTCCGGATACTCTACCCGCTTGCGATAGGTGTTCAACAAGATGATGTTCGGCTCTCGCCTGTCTTCATCAAGATAGAAAATCCCCCACGTCGTTCCTGCTGAGTAGTCGGCACGGTTGTTCTTCTCAAACGCCGTATCCCACGTCTGCAAAATGAACTCGCATGCTGGCACATAGGCTCTATCCC